CACCTCATTGCCTTGCAGCAGCACCTCATAACTCTTGGCATCGGTGGCATCGCCACACAGCACACGGTGGTCACCGAGCAGCCAAACGTCGCCAGGGCGCGAGATAACTGCATCTTGCGACTCGGGTACCTCATCGTCGCCGGTTTGGCCCGTGTCGGCATCCTCGCCCTCGTACAGATCAGCCAGCGCGTCGGCATCAAATCCGGTCAGCGACAAATCGAAATCGTCATCGCGCAGCGCATCAAGTTCCACCCGCAGCATCGCATCGTCCCAGCCTGCGTTTTCAGCAATGCGGTTGTCCGCAATGATCAACGCGCGGCGCTGGGTGGGCGTCAGATGGTCAAGCACCACCACCGGTACGACTTCCAGACCGAGCTTTTGCGCCGCAGTCAATCTGCCGTGGCCCGCCACGATGATGCCGTCACTGCCAGCCAAAATGGGGTTGGTAAAGCCAAACTCCACGATGGACGCAGCGATTTGCGCCACTTGCTCTTCCGAATGGGTGCGGGCATTTCTGGCGTAGGGCAGCAGTTTGCCGGTTGGCCACTGCTCGATTTTGTTGGCCAGCCAGGATGCGGTCATGGATTTACCTCTGCGGATTCAATTGTTGGGGTTGCTGGCACGAGTCGCTCTGTTGCGACCGCCTTGAAGCTCTGGCCGGTCGCTGCGAGCGTCACCGGCACATCGGGGAAGTTTTGCTGGAAGCGAATGACGGCCACGTCTACGTACTGCGGCGCGATCTCCACCAATCGACACTTCCGACCGCTGCGCTGCGCGGCCAGCATCGTCGTGCCGCTGCCGCAAAAGGGTTCGAACACAATGTCGCCACCGTCTGAATAGGCTTCCAGAATGAACTGGGGCAGTGCCACAGGGAACACTGCCGGGTGATCAATGTCCTGACCGATCTTGCCCTTGTGGCGCATGATGCGAATGACCGAGTCCGCGATCTTGGTGTCCTGGGTGAGCGTGCCGACATGGTTCCACGAGGTTTTGCTGCCATCTTTATTGCGCATGCCACCGGCGCTGGTGCCGTCACCGCGCAGATGGGTGTCACGCCCAGCGTAGATGCAGGGCACGTTTTTGTTGGGCCTGCGCACCTCGGAGTCTTTGCGGTTGAAGTGAAACACGAACTCAAACGCTGGCGCGAAGCGACCACTCCAGTCGCCCGGCAAACCCGGGCCCTGGTCCCAAACGTACCAGCCAAAGCGCCGCCAACCCTGCTGGCGCATCCACGACAGCCAGCTATCCCAGTACGGCACGACTTCCTGCTCGCGGTGGATCAGCCCCAGGTTGACCAGCACTTGACCGGTGGCAGCCATGGGCAGATTCGCGAAGACCGAACGCATCAGCGCATCCCAATCAACAATCGTGTCGGTGTAATCGCGCTGGGTACCGTAGGGTGGCGAGGTGAAACACAGCGCAGCTTTTTCAGATTGCATCAGGGCGGCGACCACCGCTGAGTCACCGGCATCGCCACAGATCAGACGGTGCGCACCAAGCAGCCAGACATCACCGGTTCGGGATACCGGGTTGACCGGTGCGTCTGGTACCTCGTCACCAGCGTCTGATGCATCGTCGGAATCATCATCGCCAGTCTGATCGTCACCGGTCTCACCATCGATGTGCTCGGACATCATGGCTTCAATCTCAGCGTCCTCAAAGCCGGTGAGTGCCAGGTCGTAACCGGACTCACACAGTTCGGTGAGTTCGAGGGCCAGCATCTCTTCGTCCCACCCGGCATCGAGTGACAGGCGGTTGTCAGCGATCACGTAGGCGCGCTTTTGGGTGGGCGACAGATGCCCCAGTTCAATGACCGGAACTTCCGTCAGGCCCAACTTGCGGGCAGCCGCCAGACGACCGTGACCGGCGATCACGCCGCTGACACCGTCGACCAGCACCGGATTTGTCCAGCCAAACTCGGCGATGCTGGCGGCGATCTTGGCCACCTGCTCCTCGCTGTGGGTGCGAGGGTTGCGGGCAAACGGGATCAGCGCGTCAACCTTGCGGTACTCAACGTTGAGTGGATTCACGGGTTTGATGCTTCCAAAAAAATACGGCCCGCACAGGTCTGTGAAACCTATGACGGGCCGCAAGGTGCGCCATCTCAAGCGCTGGAGTTGAACGAAAGAACCCGCCGTCAGAAAACTCCGAGGGCGGGTTCAGAAAAAGTCAGGAAACGAAAACTTGTATGTCAGGTCGGCAAAGGGTGTGAATTGAATTCCCCCCCCTTTGGTGCCAGGGTGCAAACCTGCTGCTGGTGCAAACCGCTGCAAACTCTGGTTTGCAGTCTGTCGGTGGGCGGGTCTTGCGCTGTTGCCCCCCGCATAGGATTTTCCGAAAGAAGGACCCCTTTTACCTGGGGCTCAGTGGCTATTTTCCAACTGATCGTCAGCGGTTTTCTCCATCCATAGCCGTAAATATACCTAAAAACAGGCTGGATGTTCAGCCCTGTTTTGCAGGCCAAAAGGACAAAGTGGCAAAACTCTGGACAAGTGCTGGACGCATTGCTCTCCCTGCCCATTTGTCTTGGAAGATATCTCGTCCACTTGTCCTGCCCACCTTACTTTTTGCGGCTGTCATTGAGCTTTTGCGCCACCAGTTGAATAGACTCTTGCCAGTTTTGCCAAGCCGTGGTGCGGCAAACGCCAAAGCGCGTACAGATGTCACGCCAGCCGTACCGCTTGGCACGCATCCAGACCAGATGACGCTGCTCGACCTCAAGCCACTGCACCCAGAGCATGACCTCAAGCATGTCCTCCACGTCCTTCGGCGATGGTGGGAAGCGACAGACCACACGCTCATCGGTTGCCAGCATCTCCCATTGGCAACGAACGATGGTGGGCCACGCATTGGAGTAGCCCTGCACATTGGCCGATGGCAGTCGCCTTGCAGTGACTGCAGCGTCCTCGAAGCGATTGGCGACGTCATCCGGTGTCCATTGTGTGTTGCGCTCAGCCATGACGATCTCCTTGACCATACAAACGCTCGCCGATGCGTCGCACCAGTTCACGCTCAAGGTAGTCCAGCCGCTTGTCCTCAGCGTTGACGACCAGGATGTTCTGGTCACGCCAGCCGCGCTGCTTGACGCTGTCCAGGTCAGTGACGGTTGGCTGCAAGCGACCAAGGGGGCATTGGTAGTGGTGGGTGGGAACCTTCACGTCACACCTCCTGCGTGTCAATGGCCCAGTGCAGGATGGCCAGGGCATCGGCTTCGTTGTCGTCAGTGACGGGGTGACCAAGGGCACGCATGGCAGCAATGACTTCTGCCTTGCCTGCGTTGCCTTTGCCGGTGGCGTGCTTCTTGATCGTGCCCACTGGCACGCCCTCGTACGGGATGCGGTGGTGCTCGCACCAAGTGGTGAGGGTCGCCATCAAACCGCCATAAACGTGGGCAGCATCGACACCAACGTGGCGGCGCACCTCCTCGAAGTACACGGCGTTGATCTCGCCAGTCATCGTTTTGATTTCGGCCAGCCAGTGTTTAAAGCGCAGGAAGCGCATGCCACCGCCTTCAAAGCGCTGGGACTTGAAGCTCACGAAGCCGTGGGCAATCTGGCCATCTCGGGATTTGAGAGTCCAGCCTGTGGTCGTACCAAGGTCGAGTGCCAGGGTAACGGTATGAGAAATGGTGGTTTGTTGCATGGGGATTGGGTTCAAAAGTGGGTGTTCTTGGCTGGACTGACGCAGCCGACGCTGCTCACGGTTAACTTCCATAACCTGCGCGTCACGCGCCCGCGTGAGAAACTAACCGTAGGCAAAGTCGGCTGCGTCAGAATCTGGTTTGACTGACACAGCCGACACGCATTGCCGGATTCAATCTGTGCGTCAGCAGCGTCAGTTTTAGGGTGGATGGCGGACATTTGACGTTCTCAGTTGTCCGCATAAGGCGTGTAACTTGGGGTGCGAATCTCTTTTAAACCGATGCCTTGATAGCCACGCAATCCCACAGAATTGCGCCATTTCTCAAGGCCTCGGGTAAGCAGCAGATCGGAGAAGCGGCGTTGTGGCCCGACGAACTCACCAGCCGCTTCTGCCCACTGCTTCCAGTCGGAGAACAGCTCGGTGGTCAGTGATTTGGCGCTTGGCACACGCACACAACGTTCTTCCATCCAGCGTCCCAAGGCATCCTCAGCCTCGAAATACTCCTTGGTCGCACTGACTACACTCTCGGGCGCAATCAGTCCCTCGCGCTGCCAGGCCAAACAACCCTGTACGCCCCACTCAAAGATCGCGTTGCGCTCAATCAGCAGCTTGGCCTGCAGCTGCTTATCGCGTTTTTCAGGTGGCACAGTGATCGTGAAAGGGATCAGGTGCAAGCGCCTGCGCATGGCCTCATCGATGTTGCGAATGGCGGGTTTGTGATTGCCCGCGATGACCAACTTGAACTGCGGCAGGTAGGTGAAGAAGTCCTGACGCATGAAGCGCGCCGAGACCCGGTCGCCACCGGTGATCTCCTTGATCTTGGACTCGTTCCAGCGTCGCCCCTGTTCAGTCTCGGTCGCCCCGACAAAGCGCGCCCCACGCAGGCCTGCCAGATCGGTTGGGTGCCGATCACCACGGGATTCCATGAACGTGTCCATGGGCGCATTGGCCGCGTAGTCGCCCATCAGGGTGAAGATGGTGTTGACGAACACCGACTTGCCGTTGGCACCGGTGCCATACAAGAAGAACAGCGCGTGCTCTTGGGTGGAGCCTGTCATGCAGTAGCCGAACACCTTTTGCAGGTAGTGGATTTGATCGGCATCCCCCCCGGTCACATCGGCCAGAAATGCCAGCCAGTTGGGACAGGTGCTGCCTGCCTGAATCGTTGCTGTGCAGATTTTGGTCATGCGGTCGGTGCGATCATGGCCGCGCATCCGGCCGGTACGCAGGTCAACCACGCCACCGGGGGTGTTGATCGACCACTCGTCAGCATCCCACTCGTCCGTGGTGCCTGCATGCTTGCGGTCTGCACGGGCCAGTCGCTCGACACCGCTGATGGTGCCCGAAGCCGCCAGCTTTGCTGCCAACTTAGGGTTGTCCGACTTGAGCGATGCGAAACGACAGACGTGGCGCACCAGGTCGGATGCGGCCAGAGTGTCCTCACTGCGCCAGCGCTGACCATCCCACATCAGCCACTTGCCCCACGCCGCAACGTAACGCCAGTCGTTTTGATACCGGTTGGTAAAGCTCAGTGCCAGCGCATCCTCGCTGCCCCACACGGTCGCGTCCTGGTGGTCGCCACCATGGTCATGGGGTTCATTGCCGTGGTTGTTGGCACCGATGTCCGGCAGATGCACAGCCAGGTTCGGCCCGGTGGCCAGCATTTCCTGGACATTCATGCCCTCAATCACCGCATCGGCACTGTCCCAACCATCTGCTTTGTCCTCTGGCGGGTACAGGATGACGCAACTGGTGGCCTTGGCTTCAAGAATGGCCTGTGCCGCGTTTTCTGCATACGACCAGCCGGGCTTGTCCTTGTCTGGCCAGATGATCACGGCTTTGCCAGCCAGCGGTGACCAGTCGGTTTTATCGACCGGCGCGTTGGCTCCGTGCATGGCGGTGGTGGCGCAGATGCCCGCATCGATCAGGGCTTTGGCACACTTTTCACCCTCGACCACCACCACCCGATCTGACTTGAGCATGCCCGGCTGGTTGTAAAGTGGCCGTGGATCGGGCGGCGCTGCCTTCTTGCGTTTGACATCCCAGGGTCGGAATTCCTTCTTCTGCCCGGGTGGGTCATAGCGGTAGACGATGGCGATCAACTTGCCCTCAGTGTCCAGGTACTCCCACTTGGCCGTAGCTGGCCCCAGTTCATCAATAGCGGGCTCAGCCTTGCGTTTGCGCGTTGCCTGCGGCGGGGCTTTTCCGATCAGTTGCGCTGCAAAACCCAGCACCTTGGCAAAGTCAGAATGGACATTTAGCGACAGATGTCCGGAAATCAGGTCGAAGATGTCTCCACCTTGACCAGTCGCACGATCTGTCCACAGTCCGGCCTTATTGCCGGTGACCACTATTTCCAAACTGTCGCCCGGGCTGCCCAGGATGTCGCCCACCAGGAACTTGCCGCGTTTGATCTTGCCAGCGGGAAACATGTCCATCAGCACCGACTCCAAACGCAGCAGCAAGCTGGCGCGAATCTCTTCGCGGTTGCCATCGGTGGACGGGGCTGGTGTCGGCGTCACATCGTTAAAGTCCATCATGGCTGGCACCCCCCGACTGGTCTGCATTGGTGTCGGAGTCGCCAGCAGCGCTGCTGTTGGCAGCCCAAGTGCTCAGCTCATTCATGCGAAAGCGAACCAAGCCGCCCAACAGGTAATGCGGAATGCGGTGCTTGGCTCGCATCTTGGGGTCACCAAACCAGTACAGGGGCAGTCTCAGTGCGCACGCAGCCTGCTTGGCATCGATCATGGGCTCGGTATCAATTTGGAATTCTTGTTTTGGTGTGTTCATTGGGTTGTCCTCCAGCAGCGGTCTTGCCACGCGCAAAACTTGCATTCAAAGTGGGTGGCATCAAGGTAGGCGCGAGGCAGCAGTTCACCTGCTTCGGTGGCGGCAATCACCTTCACGCCACGGTCGGACATACGTTGGGCCAGTGCCGCATCGAACGGCACCAACTCGGCGTAGATGTCCATGGTGTCGGCGTTGACCGCCGTGAAGATGGCCGGGTTTTCATGCAACTCCAGGTAGGCTTGGTAGATCGCCACTTGCGCGGCGTAGACCGGCTTGGAAACTGCAAGTTTGTTTTTCTCCAAGTCGCGCCAGGATTTGGAACCCAAGCACTTGTTTTCCCAAAGCGCCGGATAGGCAAACCCTTCAGGCCCGCCGACAAAGACACCATCGATGTGCCCCTGCAAGCGACCGTCAGCCGTTGAGAACCCAAACTGCTCGCCATTGGGTTTGTGCGTGCGCAGATCGAACCCGGCCGCCCGCAGCCACGCGACCATGCTGTCTTCGTTGACGTGGCCACGCTCAAAAATGCGCAGAATCCGACCCTGCGTCTCCCGCCCCGGGTCCACCGACGCTTGGGCATACTCGTACTGCAGCGCGCGCTCACACGACACGCCCAGACGGGATGCGCCCAGATAATGGCGGGCTTTCTCCTTGGATCGGATCACTTGCAGACCCAGATCGATCAGCGTGCTGAGCTGCCCACTGACGCTCGATGAGGAGTTGAAGTCCATCATTTGGCATCCTCCCAGGGCCGGTCGTTGTCCATGTCGGCAAACGGATTGGCCATCGGATCCGGAACTTCAGGCAGACCACGCACCGGTGGGTACTTGGACTTTTCGTGATGTTCCACCATCGCCTGCGTAAAGCAGGTCACGATGGCGTCGATCACCGCCAAGGCTTCTGATTCGGAGTAGTCACCCAGTGGCTTTTTGAACCCAATGGCTCCGGCTGCGTCTCCGAAGGCATGCAGGCACTTGACCATGGCGTTTTGCTCAACTTCAGAGAGATTGACCATGGCGACCCCCTTGGCATTGACGACGTCGTCTTTCAAACGAACCCAGTTGCCATACATGGCGTGAAACGCTTTTTGACAGCGTTCGGAACAAAAGACCCAATCCAGCGGATACCGCTGGGCCTGTCCTG